TAAAACGGTGAACCTAAAGGCAATAAAGAATTTTTAAAAGCGTTGAGAACCATGACAAGGCTTGAAATCAATGAAGGCAAACAAGGCGGTGGTGGATCCAGACCGCAATATAAATTTATATGGATATTAAGAGGATACCAAGTTTCTGCCAATTATTTCAAAAAAGAAGCCACAGATCTTGCTGGCAATGTGGTACCAGTTAGGAAGTACCAATATCTATACACAGGACAAAACAAAGACATTCTTGAGTTTGATGTCTCATATAGTTTTGCTTTTTATCAAGCAACATCTTATTTTAAACAAGGTGGCAAAGATGATGCATCAACCAGTGCATTATCCGGTGGAGGTGTTGATGAAAACACAGAAGAGGACACAACAGGTGCTCAAGGGGTAGGCACCACTCCTGTGACAACAGAAGCAGTGCGAACTTACAAAGATGGATTTATTGCTGATCTCAACACTGCCAACGGAGAAGTTGCAACCCTTTTTGAACAAATCATCCAAGATCCGCAAGCTGACTTGATCACAACAACCATGGAGATCATTGGCGATCCTGTGTGGATTGAACAAAAAAGTGTACTAAATGAATCATACACTGACTCGTTTGTGGAGGGATCTCCTAGCATTGATCGATTTGGTGCAGTCACATCAGACGAATACGAAGTGTATGTGCAAGTGGATTTTAAAACACCCACTGATTTAGATGACAACACAGGATTGTTCAAAATCGATCAAGCGGCATTTTTTGAAGGCAAATACAAAGTCATAATGTGCGAATCAAGATTTTCCGGCGGCATGTTCACCAACATGTTGCAGATGGTAAGAATGCGTCATCAAGCCACAGACCAAGAACGTGCAAGTTTAGGCTCAGGTCAAAATGCTAGCACAGGTAGTGCAGGCGCTGTAACTAGTAATGAAGGTGGTGGATATCTTGGCGAAGGTGATGATTTCAGCAATGGTGATAGAAACATCGGTAGCGATGATAACACAAGTCCTAATGTAAGCCGATTCGGAAAGGTAAATGTGCAGTTTCCTAGAACAGGCACAGAATTTGATATCGAAGGAATTGCTGAAAGAACTGAATAAAAATAATGGCAGAAAATAGATCAAACAAATACACTGAACTAGCACAAGAGATCAAAATAAGTCCTGGGCCTTATATAGGTTATGTTAAAAACCCAAGTGATGTCAATCGAATGGGCAGACTGTTTGTGCATGTGCCTGACATTCATGGAAAATATGACGACAAAAATTTTAGTTCCACTACAGTTGCTTGCTCATATTGTTCGCCTTTTGCTGGACAGACACCATTGAGGGACACTACTTCTGGAGATAGAGAATTTGCCAACACGCAAAAGTCATACGGCTTTTGGATGGTTCCGCCAGATGTAGACACCAAAGTGCTTGTAATGTTTGCTGACGGCAATCCTAACGATGCATATTGGATAGGATGTGTTTATGAAGATTATATGAATCACATGACACCAGGTATCGGTGCTAGTGATCCCAATAAGTTCGTGGGCAATGCAGAGCAAAACACAAAATATTATGAAACAGAAGAACTTGTTTCAGCCCCTGTGGCGGAAGCACAGCGAAAAGCTGAATCTGAAAATGTTTCTAAGATCAATCAAAAGGTAAGAGATGATGTGGCATTCACAGTGAGACCAGTGCATGCACCACAGACTGACACTCTGATTGCACAAGGATTGGCTAAAGATGATGTGCGTGGCACCACAACATCATCCGCAAGACGCGAAACACCATCACAGGTGTTTGGCATATCAACACCTGGACCCATTGACTTTGAAGGGCAACAGACTGCCAAGCA